TTTCACCTTGACAGCGTAAGCTGACATTTGCCACGACAAGGAGATACACATGGGCAATTCAACTTTTTCAGGACCAGTTAGATCAACTGGTGGATTTAAAACAATAAATCAAAACGCAACTTCAGGTACTATTACGGAGACAGGTTTTTCTGTTAATGCAACAGGTCAACTTATATCTATGGGTACTAGGAAGATACAGTCTTTCGCAGGAACTCTTGCGAGTACAAATGCTGCGGCAACTGCATATGCAGACGGTGACTGTCTTGTAGAATTAGGAACATTAAACGTAGATGCACCTGATGATTTGGTGACACCATCAAAGATATTTGTACACAGAGCGTTAATTGGGATTACTACAGCAGCAGGTCAAACACTTGCAGGTAACCTAGCGTTAAGCGCAACCTCTGGTACAGCCACAAACGCAGGAGTGACAGGTACAGAGATTGTGGGTGCAGGTGTAACGGCTTTCCACGAACAGCTAAGTGCCACGCAGTCCATTACAGAGATTGATGTTAACTTCAATAACTCAGCAGGTAACTATCACATCTTTGTACCAAACGTAACGGCTGCTGTTGCAAATGTGCATCTATATGCCAGAGCTACAACCACTGTTAATGCTGACATAACAGCAGGAAGATTTACAGTTGAACTAGAATATTCAGTATTCTAAGGGGGGTAAACAATGGCTGATGCAGTAACATCACAAACCATTTTTGATGGCGATAAGTATGTCATTATGAAATTTACTAATATTTCTGATGGCTCAGGCGAATCAGCAGTTAAAAAGGTCGATGTCAGTGCATTGAACACAAATATCAAAGGCGATACTTGTACGAGTGTCGCCATTGAAAAGATTTGGTGGCAGTGCATAGGCATGAAGGTTAGGTTGTTTTTCGATGCAACATCTGATGCTTTTATAATAGAGTTAGGTGAAAATCAGAGTGGTCATCATGACTATAGTGAATTTGGTGGTTTATTAAATAACGCAGGGTCTGGAAAGACAGGTGATATTGACTTTACCACTGTGGGTCACTCTAGTGCTGATACATACACAATCATTCTGAAGATGCGTAAAACATACTAACGTGTTCGATCCAGTAACTATTTCGGCTGCTGTCGCTACGGCAAGCACGGCATTCTCTGGGATTAAGCGTGCGTTTCAGGCAGGTCGTGATCTTGAATCTATGACACAGGATCTATCTCGCTGGATGGGTGCTGTTAGCGATGTGGATGCAGCTCACAAATCTGCCAAGAACCCTACTATGTTTCGTAAGGTCTTTGGAGGAGGAACTGTCGAGCAAGAAGCCATCGAAGCCTTCGCAGCGAAAAAGAGATTAGAGGAACAACGCTATGAGCTGCAACAGTATATAAAGCTATCGCATGGCACTGCTGCCTGGGATGAGTTACTACGAATGGAAGGTCAGATACGAAAGCGAAGGCAGAAAGAAATATATGACAAGAAAATATTTAGGGAAAAAGTTATTGGCATTGTGGCACTTACCATTGTCCTTAGTGTTGGCTTGGCTGTTCTTGGTCTTTTCGTCTACACCCTTATGGGTTTCGACAGAGGATGGTGGCTATCGGACTAGGGATAAATGTGTCCGTAAAGATGGAGGACAAGAAACATTTGAGTGGGTTTGCACTGACGGAGTTATTATTTATCTGGCACAGTCAGAGAATATCAAGCAATGTTTTACTTGTTTTTTAAAGAAGTTTAGTGATTGGACATGGGAACAGGAGATCAGACGAGGGGTTAGAGAAGACCCAAAGTACATTACCTGTAGGAGATATAAAAGAGTGCAAGCAAAAAATGGACAACAAGTTTGCCTTTATAAAGGTGCAAACGATACATAT